CCTGACCGCTGGCGGCTACCTCTACCTCCGCAGCCTGACTTCCCTGCCGGAGGGCGTGAGCCTGACCGCTGGCGGCTACCTCGACCTCAGCAGCCTGACTTCCCTGCCGGAGGGCGTGAGCCTGACCGCTGGCGGCTACCTCTGCCTCCGCAGCCTGACTTCCCTGCCGGAGGGCGTGAGCCTGACCGCTGGCGGCTACCTCTACCTCCGCAGCCTGACTTCCCTGCCGGAGGGCGTGAGCCTGACCGCTGGCGGCTCCCTCTACCTCAGCAGCATGACCACCGAAACCCAGCGGTACGGCGGCAAGAGTATCCGCCTCCGCACCATTGACGGCATCTGCACGCGGCTGATTTCCAAGCGCCAGATCGGAACCGCCACCCTATGGTCGGCGCAGTACTTTAGGGGGCAACTGGACGCGGACCCTCGCTGCTATGTGGCGCATGACGGCGACACCTACTCGCACGGCGACACGGCGGAAGCGGCCCTCCGCGATCTGCGCTTCAAGGTCATGTCGCGGGACTTCGACCCGGATGATCTAGTCGCCACGATCAAGGCTCGCGGAACGGTCGAGTTCAACGACTACCGGCTGCTGACTGGCGCCTGCGAGAGCGGGACGCGGCAGCACCTGATCGCCCATGGGATCGACCCGGACGCGACGGAATCCCTGCCCTTGGCCAAGGCGTTGGAGATCAGCCGGTCGGGCTACGGCGGTCAGGCGTTCGCCCGGATGATGGCGGTGTCGGCATGACCACTACCTACATCCGCTCCAAAGACGACAGCTGCCAGATCGTGGTCGAGATGTCCGACGATCTGCACGCGCTTTGCTGGGGCCGTCTCTGGACCTCGACGGAGCCGCACCCGGTCCCGGTGATCGAGGTTGCCGACCCGGTTGAGTGGGTCCGGGAGCAGCGGGTCGCCCGTCAGATTTCGACGCCGGTTCGTCTGGCGGGCCTCCGTACCGACTGGTTCGGTCTGGCCAGCGAGATCGTGCTGAGGGACGCGGCATGAGCGCTCCCAGCCACACCGGGGACGTGCTGGTCGCCGAGTTCCGCGACTGCCTCTCCACCATGAGCCACAGCCGGGCAGGGTGGGATTACCAGCTCTCCCGCGAACAGCGCGCCAAAGAGGACCGCGAGGAGCGCGAGGCTGTGACCCGCGCCCGCGCAATCTGGGCAGAGAACCCGCCGCTTCATGACGCCTTGCGCGCTGCCTTTGTGGACGCAAACCCGCTCGCGACCATGAGCGAGATCGAACGCACGGGAGCCTCGGCATGAGCGCTCCGACCCAACCCATCGACGGCCTGATCGAAAAGCTGGAAGGCCGCGCGCCGACCGACCGGCTGATCGTGATGGCCCAGAACCCGGCGAACAACCACCACTGGAGCCTCGGGCTCGGGATGGTCAGCGCCGCTGAACTGCTGGCGGAACTGACCTTCGCCCGCGACGTGCGGACGGTCCTCGAAAGGCGCGGGTCCGTGATCGCCAAGGCTACCGGGGAGGCGGGCCAATGAGCGCGCCCCTGATCGCCACCGCCGCCTATCGCCCCATCGGAGGAGGTCTTCGCCCATGGGTCGCGCTGGTGAACGGCGAGCCCCTGAGCGACCGGCGCGGCGCTGCCCGTCGCTACGGCTCCGAAGACGCGGCGCAGGACGCTGCTGATCTGGACGCCTTCCTTCGGCTGGTGTCCTGATGGACGGCTCCGCACATCGTGGCCCTGTAGAGCCCCCGTTCGGCTGCTCTGCTCTGACCCTGGTACAGACCGACCGCCGCCCTCGTTACTTCGCGGAGAACGGCTACGTCATCGTCACGTCGTCGCGCTGCCGGATGGGCGTTCCCGCCGCCTATTCCGAGGCGCTGATGCTGCTGGCCAAGTCGGTTGACCCGACCATCGGGACGCTGGCCGACGCCTACCGGGATGAGCTGTCCGACCTGATCGACGCCATGCGGGAGGCCATGGGGACTCCGACGCCTCCGGCCAGCATCGCGAGTGCGGCATGACCCGCCTTCTTCGCCATTACCTCACCGCCGCCCTTGTCGTGGGGCCGCCCCTCTACCTGCTGATTAACTGGAGCTAAACCGATGAAAACCCGCCTGACGAACGCCGACCGTGACGCCATCCGCGCCGCACTGATCGCGCACAAGTTCACGCCCATCTTCGCCGATCTGGACCGCGAGGAAAACGCCCTCGCCATCAAGGTCCGGGCGCGGGCCTACGGCGACTTTCTGGCCGTCATCGACAACGCGCCGGAAGGGGCGTTCCCGTCCACCGGCAAGATCAACGTGGCGGTCGGAGGCCAGTCCTACGGCATCACGTTCTCCGGCGCCGCCCGCGTCTTCTACAGGCACGACCGGGGTTGGTCATCGCGCATCCTCGAAATGAACGCTGGCGACAAGCTGGGCGAGAAGATCGTTGACCACGCCAACCGCGCAGAGACCACGAAGGCCGAGCGCAGCCACCTGATCGACACCGTCAACGCGACGCTGCGGGAGTTCCGCTCGTTCGATGATCTGCTGGTCGGCTGGCCCGAGGCCGAGGCGTTTATCACCGATCGTTGGCGGTCGCGCCCGGATTACACGGCCAACGTCCCAGCGGTTGCGCTCAAGACGCTGACTGCGAGCCTTGATCTGCCGCCCGAGACGCTGGCCGAGGCCGCCTGACGCCCGCCCCTCATCACCTCACCGGCCTGCTTATCGCGGGCGTCTGGACCGCAGCCGGGTTGGCCGTGCTGTTCCGCTTTTCAAGGGAAGACTGATCATGACCCCGAACGAACAGCAGGCCTTGCTCGAGTGGTTCGCCGCCGGTGACACGGGCACGTCGTCAAAAACACTCGCCAACGAGTTTGCGGGCCTCCCGCAGGATCGGACTTGGGGCGTCTCGCACCCGAGCGACGGCGGCGATCTGGGCCGTTGCGTTCGCCTGATCGACAAGATTCCGGGCGTCAGGTCGGCCGTCGATGCCCTTGCCGCCAAGGATAAGTACTGGAAGGCTCTGGCGCCCGAGTGGGACAGGCTCGTCGGCATTTATCGGGATGAAGCCGCAAGTCGCAGGCTCGAACGCACCTATGACGCCATGCGAGCAGTGCTCGACCCCATCCAGCGGGCGGACCCCAACGTCATCGTTCTGGGCAAGGGCGCAAGCGTGAGGTTCGGCCGATGACCCCCTTCGACATGGCCCTCGCTGCCTCTGGCCAGACGCTCTACCGCGTCGTCACGGCCCGGGGGGCCCCGCTCGCCGCCGTTCCCGCAACCTCTGACCAGCGCCGCGCCATGGCCAGCGCAAAGGCCGCGGCCCCTCACTATCCCGGCTGCTACGTCGAGGAAGTCGAGGTCCTGGTCCGCCGGCGCCGGGTCTATCGGCCGCGCCCGTCCAGCCCGGCAGCGGACGCCTTCGCCATCCCCACCTTCGCCGCCTGATGGGCCTCGGCCTGTCCATGCTGATCGTGGCCATCGGGCTGCTGATCAGCCTTTCCATTCCCATTCGCCGCAAACCGTAGGAGCCCGACGTGGCCCAAGCCCTGAGACAAGAAGTCGAGACCAACGACAACGCCACCGCCGGAACGAACATCGTCGTTCAGGTCAGCGCGAACCCCGGCTTGGTCCTGCTGGACCGCGAGCGGTTCAACCAGTTCTATGAGGCGATCAAGGAGGAGACCGACAAGCTGGTCCCCGACCTGACGACCGAGCGGGGACGCAAGGAGATCGCGTCGCTGGCCTTCAAGGTGGTGAAGACGAAGACCGCCATCGACGCCGCCGGCAAGCTGCTGAAGGAGGAGGCGCAGGCGACCGTGACGAAGGTCGACGCGGCCCGGCGGGAAATCCGGCTGAAGCTGGAGGCTCTCTCCGATGAGGTCCGCAAGCCCCTGACGGAATGGGAAGAGGCCGAGGCCGCCCGCGTCGACAACTGCAAGGCCATGATCCGCCACATCGAAGAGTGCGGACGCGGCTTCATCGGTGGCCAGCCACAGCCCTACATCATTCTGCTGCGCGAGCTTGAAGAGAAGGTCGTCATCGACGGCACGTTCCGCGAGTTCGAAGCCGAGGCCATCCGCGCCCGAGACGCTGCGCTGGAACGCCTTCGCGAAGGCATCGAGCGGGAGCGCCAAGCCGAGGCTGACCGGGCCGAACTGGAGCGCCTTCAGGCCGAAGCGGCCGAACGTGAGGCCAAGGAACGGTCGGCTGCGGAAGCCAAGGCCGCTGCCGAAGCGGAGGCGCGCGCCAAGGCGGAAACCGAAGCTCGCGCCGCACGGGCCGCCGAGGAAGAGAAGGCCCGGATCGCCGCCGCTGCCAAGGCTGCGGAAGACGCCGCCCGTGCCGAGGCCGAGCGCAGGGCCCAGGTCGAACGGGAAGCCGCCGACCGGGCGCACGCCGAGGCCCTCGCGGCTGAGAAGCGCCGCGCCGATGAAGCTGAGGCCGCCAGCCGCGCCGAAGCTGCCCGGATCGCGTCTGAGAAGGACGAAGCCGACCGCCGGGCCGCCGACGTGGCGCATCGGGGCAAGATCATGGGCGCCGCCAAACAGGCGATCATGGGCCACGGCGTCGGAGAAGCCGCCGCCAAGGCCATCGTCCTCGCCATCGCGGCCGGGGAAGTCCCTGCCGTCAGCATCCGGTTCTGATCATGACCCGCCTGACCGACATCACCGTCCAACTCCATCAGGAGACCCAGCGCGCCATCCTCGTCAGCGACGACGGCGATCTGGAGAAGGCCGTCTGGCTTCCCAAGAGCCAGGTCGAGTTCGCGGAGAAGCCCGGCTCCGACGTGATCGAGGTCACGCTGCCGGAGTGGCTGGCGACGGAACGGGGGCTGGTCTGATGGGCGTCGTCTATCACCGCGACCTCGCCCAGGGGTCCAACGAGTGGCTCGAAATCCGTCGGGGGAAGCTGACCGCGAGCGAGATGTGCCTTCTGGTCACCCCCGCGACGATGAAGGCCGCGTCGAACGATAAGAGCCGGGCGCACCTTTACACGCTCGTCTCGCAGCGCATCGCCGGCTACGTCGAGGACACCTTCACCGGCTACGACATGCTGCGCGGGCACGAGGACGAGATCGACGCGCGGGTGGCGTATTCGAACCACTATGCGCCCGTCGAGGACTGCGGCTTCATCACCAACGACCGCTGGGGCTTCACCATCGGCTACTCGCCGGACGGTCTGGTCGGCGACGACGGGCTGATCGAGTGCAAGTCCCGCAAGCACAAGTTCCAGGTCGAGACGATCCTCAAGTCGGTGGCCGAGGACGCCGCCCCGGCTGACTTCCTGATCCAGTGCCAGACCGGCCTGCTGGTCAGCGAGCGGAAGTGGCTGGACTTCATCAGCTACAGCGCTGGCCTGCCGATGGCGACGATCCGCGTCCACCCGGACCCGAAGATCCACGAGGCCATCGTGTCCATCGCGACCGACGCCGAAATCAAGATCAACCAGATGCACGCCGAGTTCCAGCGGGTCTGCAAGTCGGGCGTCCGCCTGATCCCGACCGAGCGCCGATACGAACAGGAGATCACCGTATGATCGACATACGCCCCACTCTGATCGCCAAAAGCGACCAGCTAAACGCAGATGACATGATCGCCGGACCTATGACGATCACCATCACCGACGTGCGCCTTCTCGAGGCTGCCGATCAGCCCGTCGCGGTACATTGGGAGGGCGGGGAGGGCAGGCCCTTTAAGCCCTGCAAATCCATGCGCCGCGTCATGGCGAAGGTGTGGGGCGAGGACGGAAAGGCCTTCATCGGCCAGCGGATGACCCTCTACCGAGACGACAAGGTCCGGTTCGGCGCTGACGCTGTGGGCGGGATTCGCATTTCCCACATGTCGGGCATCGACCGCGAGGCCACGATGGCCCTCATGGTGACCCGCGGGAAGCGGGCGCCCTACACCGTGAAGCCGCTGGTGCCGGACAAGGGCGAGCAGCCCCGCGCGATCGATCTGCGAACCATCCTCGCGGAGGGTCGTGAGGCGGCTCTGCGCGGCTCTATGGCTTTGACGGCCTGGTGGGGCCGTCTGAGCCGAGACGAAAAGGCTGCCGCGAAGCCGACGCTCGACAAGCAACTGAAGCCCATCGCTACGGCTGCAGACCAGTCGGCAATGGATGAAGACGACGCGCCCGAGACATTCGACCGGAAAGAGGCGGAGGCCGGACATAGCGGCGGCTTCGACCCGCGCGACGGCAGCGGTTTCCCCGGTGATCGCTCGTGACCGAGACGTGGAAGTCAGTCGTCGGCCGCGAGGGCGAGTACGAGGTGAGCGATCTCGGCCGCGTTCGCAGCCTGGACCGCGTTGAGACCTATCAGCGCGTCGATCAGTACAGCGGTCGCGAAATCGCGGTGGCCCGCCGGCACTCCGGTAAAACGCTTCGTCCAGGCCGCCAGTCGTCTGGTCATCTCTCCGTCGTGCTTGGTCGGGGGAACACTGTCCTCGTCCACCGCCTGGTGCTTGAGGCATTCGTCGGTCCCTGCCCCCCGAAACCGTTCGAGGCCCTGCATGCTGACGACATCCCCGACAACAACGCCCTGACAAATCTCTCTTGGGGAACCCGGGCCCGCAATCTTCACGACGCCATCAGGAACGGTCGTCGCGGCGTCGGTGAGGCCGCTTGGCAGGCGAAACTCACGGCGGATGCGGTCCGCGAAATTCGGGGGTGCCGCACAGGCGCGACCGCCCTCGGGAAGCGCTTCGGCGTCTCGGAGTCAACCGTCCGCCAAGTGCGAGACGGCTTCAGTTGGAGGCATGTCGGATGACCGTGCTGAGAATTATCGACTTCGAAACCACGGGCATGGAGCCGCCGGCCGAGGTGGTCGAGGTGGGCTATTGCGATCTGGTCCAGACCGAGGCCTTCGGCTGGCAGGTGGAGAACCCGGTCTCCTTCCTGTGCGGCGTCTCGGCCATGCTCCCCGAAGTCCGGGCGGTGCACCACATCACGCTGGCCGAGGTCGCGAGCAAGGATCCCTTCGACGCGATCTCGCTGGTCGAGGATTCCGACCACTGCGCCGTCATCGCCGCGCACAACATGGCCTTCGAGGAACAGTGGCTTCAGATCGAGGGCATCATGCCACGGCTCTGCACGCTGAAGGCGGCGCTGCGGGTCTGGCCTGACGCTCCGGCGCACTCGAACAGCGTCCTTCGCTACTGGCTTGAGGACCAAGGCCTGCTGTCGCTGGACCACGACACGGCCATGCCGCCGCACCGGGCCGGGCCCGACGCCTATGTGACCGCGCACATCCTCAAGGCGCTGTTCGCGGCCGGCGCCACCGGCAAGGAGATGGTCGCTTGGACCCGCGAACCCCGGCTGCTGCCGACCTGCCCCATCGGCAAGTTCCGCGGCAAGCCGTGGGCCGAGGTCGAGGCGGGCTTCCTCAACTGGATGCTTCAACAGCCGACCATGGAGGCCGATCTGAAGTGGAACGCTGAGCGCGAGATCGCACGGAGGCGGGCATGAGAACCATCGCCCAGATCGACGCCGAGATGGCCCGGCTGAAGGCGGAGAAGCGCGCCCTCAAGCCGGTGATCAGCATCGGGCCGTCGTTCAAGCGGTCGCGGTCGTTCCGGCCGGAAGGGGCTGGGCAGCGGCAACCGCGCGTCCACGACACGGCCCATCTGCAGTTTGTCCGCCGGCTGCCCTGCGTCGCGACCTACGTCCGATCCGGCGCCCAGGTCTTCGGCTGCGATGCCGCCCACGTCCGGTTCGGTGATCCGGCGCGAGGGAAGCGCCACACCGGCATGGCCGAGAAGCCGGACGACAAATGGACGGTTCCGCTGACCCGCGCGGCCCACACCGAGCAGCACGGCCAGTCGGAGCGCGCTTTCTGGGAAGGCCTCGGCATCGACCCCATCGCCCTGTGCGAGGCCCTCTACGCCGTCAGCGGCGACGAGCCCGCCGCTCTCCAGATCATCCGAGGAGCCCGTCATGCCCAAGACTGAAACCGCCAACGCCATCGACGCCCAGATCGGCCGCAACATCGCGCGGCGCCGTGTGAGCATGGGGCTGAGCCAGTCCGCGCTCGCCCATTCCTGCGGGATCAGCTTCCAGCAGGTCCAGAAGTACGAGGCCGGAACCAACCGGGTGGCGGCGTCGCGACTCTACGTCATCGCGCGGACGCTGAAGACCAGCCCCGGCGACCTGATCCCCCCGATGGAATGGGCGGCTACGCCGGACACGTCGGGCGAGGCGCTGGAGGAGCTGTCCGGCCTGCTGGCCCAGGTTCGCCCGCTGCTCGACCGGGCCATCAAGACCGCGAGGCTCGCATGACCGCCGCAAGACCAGAGGGGGCTATGGTTATGGTCCCGCGCGAACCCGATCCCATCCTCATGTCGGTGCTGGCGTCCATTGTTCGCCGCACTGCTATTCCGGTCGGCGGCGATAGCGATGACGTCTATTTTGACAACGGCATGGCCCGCAAGCTCTACGCCGCAGTCACCGATAGCGCCGCCGCCCAGCAATCCCCCCTTAGTGGAGAGGGGTGGCAGGATATCAGTACGGCTCCGAAGACCGACGAGGCGAACATGGTTGCCGTGCCGTTCATCGGCTGGTGCCCAGAACCGGAAGCGGATGGCGGCGGCGACCAGCGCATATGCTGGTGGGAGCCTAAGACGGAAGGCGGGAAGTGGTGGTCGGATCGTGACCTTCCCGAACGCCCGACGCTCTGGCGCGCCCTTCCGGCCGGTCCTTTGGAGGGCACGAAATGAACACCGAGGAAGACTGGAAGCGTGAGCGCGAGGAAAGCCGCCCCTGTCGGTTCTGCGACGGTCGCGGATGGGTGGTCGACCGAAACGCCCCTAGCGGCGGCTCTCCGTGCGGCTGCGACGAACCCCAGGACGATGACGCCCCTCCCGTTCCCTCTGTCTCAGGGGGTGAATATCAGGGTTCATCGCTTCGCGATACCCAGACGGGGTCCGCTGACGGCAGTTCTAGCAATGAAGGAGCGGCATGATGTTTGGCATTTTGAAAGGCATCGGGCGGCGCGATGGCGACGGCTGGAAGGACGTGACTGTAAAAGGCGAGGTTGTCTTCGCCTACGGTCGAGAGCTTCCCAAGCCCTACGCCCCCGGACAGTTTGATCGCGTCGGCAACATCGGATGGAGCGCCAGCCGCAGCCAGTACGACTTTGCTCCCGCCTCTCTGCTTGAGACGGCTCGGCTGATTCCCGCAATCTGGCGTGATCGGAAGGAACGCCGTCAGTACCGCTTCCGGTGGACACCCAAGGCTACCACTGCCGCTGAGGCAGGCTCGGTGGGTATCGCCGCAGGCGATGAGCCCAAATCTATCTCAGGGGAGGGAGGACGATGAGGGAGGATGGGCGCACTACGCCGCTGCGCGGCTCCGTACCCGGCGAGACTGAGGCCGATGACAGCGGCTTGCGGGGTTCCATCGAGCGTCCTCAGATCGGCTACCTCTGGACTACGCCTCACAAGTTCACCCCCCGGATCGTTGATAAGACTTTCGGCGACGGCCGGCGGCTAGCCTGGCTGACCACGATCAACAACCGGCCAGCCTTCTGGGTTGTTCGGGTCGATAGCGGATGGGACCTTGGCCTGAGCGATCCTGACGAACCTGGCCTCCCTCACGACGCCCCCTGCATGGCGGAAATGGTCGATGAGATCATCGAGGCCATCGAGGAACAGTTCGGCCGCTGGGACCCGGACCACGAATACGACATGGCCTGCGCAGACGCTCTCGCGGGCGGGAAGCGGAAGCCGCGAGAGGACCGCTTCTGGGGTCGGTCATGGCGCGAGTTTCCGGCGATCGACACCCGCGACGGCTGTTCTTGGGGCACCGTTTGCTGGCCCGGAACAGCCCGCTCCCTGAAAGCCACCACCCCCGGTAAGCCGTCTTCGGCTAGTGAAGGGGTGGGGCTTGCCTGCGGGTACTGCGCCGGAACGGGGATGGATGACCGCAGCGAGACTTGTGACCACTGCGACGGTTCTGGTGACGAGCCGGAGGACAGGCAATGACCCCCACAGACACGCAGGTAGGCGACCAATGGGGGGCGGTTCTCGATCCGCATCAGAGGAAAGCCGTCGAACACGCGGCGATGGATGCCGGAGCCTATAGCTGGCGGAACTGCCGCCTCGCGATGGTCGAGGACGGTAAGGTCATCGGCTACCCAGTGTTCTCGCGCGCCGACATGGCCGAGCTGGCGCGGCTGTATCGTGAAGAGCCAGCGCCGCCAGCAGCCTCAGTCTCGCCGGGTACGAGCAACGCGAGTGAACCCATCCCTGTCGCGCTCAACAGCAAAACTACCGTGCAGGTCGCGGCGATAATCGCGGATCGAGACGGGCGCGACTTTGCCGACGTGATGCGAGAGGCGAGTGAACCCAAACCATCGCAACACCCCATAAGGGGAGATGGGGAGCTACTGCCCTGCCCGTTCTGCGGTTCTGGCGAGGCTGCACACAAGGATGATCTTACTGGTGTATGGGTCGAGCAGAACGACCATGACGACACAGCGTATTGGGCCGAGTGCTGGGCCTGCCGCTCCCGTTCCGATGAATTCCAAAGCCGCTCCGACGCCATCGCCGCATGGAACCGCCGCGCCCATCCCCCTACCAGCTATGGGAAGGGGGAGAGCATCGACCTTATGACGGTTAAGGCGGCGTTCCTCTGGGGCTATGCAAAGGGCTCCGGTGGCGGTCTAAGCGCCGGGGAAGATGAGTGGTCCGTCTACGCCCAAGCTCTCCAGTCTATAGGCGGGAGGACGGAATGACATTGGTTCACCCCGGCTTCGCCTCCGTACCCACCGAGCCCGTTCCGATCAGCAATGCTCGCCTTGCAGCAGAGCTACAGGCGCTCGCCCTGACCATCCATATGTTCGGTTTGGACGGTTTAGCGAACATGACGGCGGAACGTGTGCAGAAAACCGCCGAAAACGAACAGGTGGAGCCGTGATCGCCTTCCTGACCCCCCGCGACGTGGCCGACCGCTGGCAATGCTCTGTCCGCACCGTTGAGCGGAAAATCGCGGACGGCTACTTGCCCGCCGTTCGTTTCGGGCCAAAGCTGATCCGCATCAAACCCGATGACCTTGCGGCATTCGAGGCGACCCTTTGCGGCTTGAACGACCCACAATCAACGGCAAGCGATCCGACACCTGGTACGTCGTCTGGACCGATGGCAGACGCTCGCGTCGTGTCTCTACACGGCGGACGGACAAAGTAGCCGCACAACGCTTTCTGGCGCAGTTTCAGGCCATCGAGGCGGCCCCGCCGGAAGCATTCACCGTGGCCGACCTTTGCGACGCCTACCAGAAGAACCGCGAGGAACCAGAGAGCCGCGTCGCCTATCCCAAGGCCATCGCAAACAGCCTCCGCCACATCAAGGCGCATTTCGGGGATCTACCCCCGTCGCTCGTTTCCCGCCTGACGGTGCGGTCCTACGTCGAGGCCCGGCGAAAACTGGTAATGGACTCGACCATCGACAAAGAGCTTCGCTTCCTCCGGCAGGCCCTCAAGTTCGGCGTCCGCGAGAAGTGGATGACCGAAGAGCCCCACATTCCCGTCCCCGGTCAAGCCGCACCCCGGCAAAGGTTCCTGACGCGGTCGGAGTTCGCCGCCCTGTATTTCGCGGCCTCACCCCTGCACCTTCGGACGTACCTGGCCCTCTCGATCGACACGCTGGCGAGAGGAAAGCACATCCTCGCCCTGACATGGGACCGGGTCGACTTTGAGCGCGGGATTGTCTGGTACGCACCGCACCGCCCCGGATCAAAGAAGCGGGTTCGGCCGGCGCCCATGACAGACCGGCTCCGCGCGGTCCTGCTGACGGCGGAGAAGGCCGCGCAATCTGACCGTGTCATTGAATGGCGCGGAGAGCGGGTGCTGAATATCCGCAAGGCGTTCGGTCGGGCCGTTGACCTGTCCCGCTCAACCGACGTGCATAAGCATGATCTGCGGCGGACAGGAGCGAGCTGGGCCATTCAGGCGGGGGAGAGTTTCGACCGGGTCGCGACCCTGCTGGGGGACACCGTCGAGATGACGAAAAGCACCTATGCGATCTTTTCGCCGACCGACCTCCGGGGCGTGGTCAACCGGATTTCGATGGAGTAGCGCGCATTATGCGCGCGGCCCCCATAGGGGAATGTGTGCTAAGTCGTTGAAAAGAGTGGTGCCGCCGGGGGGAATCGAACCCACGACCTCAGCCTTACCAAGGCTAGACGCCACAATGACTAGTGGCGACAGGTGCGACATGTACGCCATATGTAGCGACACAGGCGTCAATGTTCACCCTTTGCGCCACGGCTTGCGCGCATAATGCGCACGGCTCTGAAACGACGAAAGGCCCCAGCCCCAACGAAGGGACCGGGGCCTTGAACGCTTAGGGCGCGGTGACCATTTTCCCGGTGTCGGGAAGATGGTTTCAGTTGTCCGAGATTCTAGGACAACTCAATGGTGGCGGGACTAGCCCGGCCAGAGGCGCTTGAACCACGGCTCCGGCTTCAGCGCCTCTCGGATCGCCTCCTGTTGCCGGTCGCAGGCGTCCACGATCTCGACCACGGCCCGCTTGTTCGCGTTGGCCACGTCCAGCCGCCCGGTCTGAGCGTCCCCGAAGGCGACCCAGGCGCCCGCCGTATCGTCTGCCGGGAGATCGGCGCCCGGAACATCCCGGCGCAGACTGTCAGGAACCAGCGGCCCGCATGGCACGGCAGCGAGGACTGTCGACATACGAGGGCCGCCGGCACAGGCTGCGGAGACCAGCGTCAGAGACATGGCCGACAGAAGCGTCAGCGCCCGGCGTGGAGAGGATTTCATCGCGGTTGGCTCCAGTGAGTTGATCGGATGCGGCTCGGGCGTCAGCGGCCTTCTCTGAGGCCCCCAGAGCGTCCACAGCAGCGGCTTGGCCCCCTTCGGCAACAACCGTGCCGGATCGGGCGCGTTCGGCGTCAGCGGCGTGCCTGCGGGCCTCGCTGCAGTAGGACAGCGTCAGGACGGCGATGATCAGCAGGGCGACGGCCCCGGCGAGCATGGCCCAGCGGGTCGGGTCGAGGGCGCGGAAGAGTTCGGACAGTTTCATTTCCAGCCTCCCATGGTCAGGGCGCGCTCAAATCCCACCGCGTTTCTGGCGATGTCGTCAGCTTTGTCCAAACCGTTGATGATCCGGCGGGCGTTGACGTAGTCGCCGGGGAGGTAGTCGCCCAGCTTCTTGCCGGTGAAGCGCCCCGCCTCCATGCCGTCGCGGAGGATCTTCGCGGCCACGTCCGGCTTCATGGCGTCGTCGGGGCGGTCGGCGATGCCGTAGCGGGCGTAGTTGATCTTGCCGGTCAGTTGGACATAGCCCCGACCGGCGTACCGGGCGCCGTCACCGGGGGCCAGGTTGCCGAGTTCGCGCGCCTTGGCCGGCCGGTCACCGTTGATGTCGTACATCCGCGTGAAGTAGGCCGGGCCGCCGAGTTCCTTGATCGGCTGCATCGTCTTGGCCGTCTCATGCCAAGCGGTCGCGAGGGCGTAGGCGACCCACGTCCGGTTCCATCCCTTCAGCCCGGCGAGGACGGCGGTAAAGCCGTCAACCTGGCCCTGCGAGAGAGGTCCGAAAGCACCGCGGACTCCGTTGAAGAAGGCGGCCGGGTCGAAGGGCGGGCCGTCATCGTTCGCAGCCTTCGCTGGCAGATAGGTGTCCAGCGCCGCATTGGTGGATGGCCCTGCCAGCCCGTCCTCTGCCAGCCCGGCCCCGTATTCGTTGAGGCGATGCTGGACGCGCATGACGAACGACTTGCTCATTGGACGGGCTCCGGTGACGTGGTAGGTTTCAGGGATGGAAAGAAAGTCGCGCGATCCGATCCGCCTCGACCTGCGCGCCGCTGAGACCCACCCGGCGTTGGCGCATCTCTTTGCGCTCTACCGTGCGAGCGGCGCGGTCATTACCGAGATCACGGCCGACTCGCAGGACGACTTGGCGACCGGCCGGGTAACGGTGCAGGCCCGCGCCCTCTAGGGCCGCGTCTCAGAGACGTTGACCGGGTCGCCGGGGGTGTTGGTCACCACGACCTCTTGCGGGCCGGACGGGGCGCCGGCGTTGACCTGCGCTACGTCCACATCGCGACGGTGCCGACCGGCGTTGATGATCTCGGCGGCCTTGGCTCCGAACAGGGTCGCGACGCCGAGGAAGTAGGCGCCGGCGAAAATCGCGCCGTCTGACCCGTTGTCCACCTTCCACGCGATGGCGATGGTGGCCCATGCCGCGGCGAAGGAGGTCGACATAATCGCGAATGGCCGTGCGATCTCGCCGATGAAGTGGGCGATGGGGTCGAGGAAGTTCTTCACGAGGCGCTCCTTGCTCTCGGTGTCCGGCCCGGCCGCTGCGGCGCCACGTCTGTCGCCCATGCCAGCCGCGTCGTCAGGTCGTCGATCGCCTTGGCCATGTGCCGGATGTCGGATTTCATCTCCGCCACGTCGGCGCCCATCGTGGCGAGGGAATCGTGGCCCTTCTCGACGGTGGAGACCCGCTGGAACAGCCTCCCCATGGCGAAGGCGATGACGGTTGTCTGAAGAAGGATGAACCCGGCCAGTGAGGCGAGGGCGATCCAGGCGGCTGCGTTCATGGGCGGTGACTCGCTTTCATGGGTTCAATGGTCCAAGCGTCTCGCCGCCGCGCGTGGTCCGGCTGGCGTGACTGCTGGTCGGGGCTCTGGAAGGTGTTGACGCACCTTCCAGAGTTGCGCTGCGATTCACTTGCGCAGCAGTTCTGGTATAGTCAGCGCATGACCAAGCTCTGCAAACTCGATCAATGTCAGGGGTCCGTTGTGGCCTTGGGCCTATGCAACGCACACTACCTTCGTCTCCAGAGATCGCGGGCGAAGGCGGGTGAGACGCCCGGGCGAAGCCGACCCGCCCTTTGCTTTGCAGAAACCGCAGCCGCTTACGTTGGAGACGACTGCCTTATCTGGCCCTTCTCGCGCGGCAGGAAGGGCTATGGATCGCTACGCATTGCCGGGAAGCACCATGTGGCGTCCAGATACGTCTGCACGCTTGCTCACGGCGAGCCCCCGACCCCTGAGCACCACGCCGCGCACTCCTGTAACAACGGCAAGGGCGGATGCGTGAACGCAAGACATCTTTCGTGGAAGACGCCGATGGAAAATGTGCAGGACCGTGTAGCGGACGGCACTACTTGGCGCGGAAGCCGAAACCCCTCGATCAAACTGACCGAGGAGCAGGTGCAGGAAATACGGCGACTAAAGGGGACAGCCGGCGCCGCAAGGATTGGTGCGCGTTTCGGTGTGGGGCAGACGGCGGTCCAGAAAATCTACAACGGCATGACGTGGGCGTGGCTACCAGAGGCGGCCTAGCCGGCCGGGGGAGGTGGTGAGACACCTTCTCCGGCTGCGGGCGGCGTGGTAGAGCGGCGCATGCTTAAATGGCTCCGCCGGAAACTGTGTCGCCACGCATGGACGTGGCGGGAGCGTCTCGGCTGCGAGGTCTGCTACAAGTGCGGGGCGCGGCGGTGACCGCTTCCCGGTTCGACATTCAGTTCATGCGCGGCGTCGCCGTGCTGGCCGTGGTGGTCTTCCACGCCTTCCCGGCTGCGTTTCCGCACGGATTTCTGGGCGTCGATGTCTTCTTCGTCGTCTCCGGCTTCCTGATTACCAGGATCATCCTCAAGGGTGTCGGCCAGCCCCGCTTCTTCGGGACCTTCTACAAGCGCCGGGCGCTGCGGCTCCTGCCCGCCAGCCTCGTCACACTGGCCGTCACGACAGCCCTCGCCGGCTTCATTCTGACCAGCAGCCAGCGCGCCGACTATGCCGAGCAACTGCTGGGCTCACTCCTCTTCGTCGCCAACTTCGTTCTTGCCTCACAGACCGGCTATTTCGAGGGAGCGGCCGAAGCCAAGCCCCTGCTGCACATCTGGTCCCTGTCGCTGGAGGAGCAGTTCTATTTCGCCGCGCCGTTCGCGCTGTGGATCACGCCCGCCCGCTATCGGCTGGGCCTGCTGGTGACCGGCCTTGCTCTCAGCCTCGCCCTTTGCCTGATCCTGATGACCGGGCCGTCGTGGCTTCCGTTCAGCTCCAAGGGCGCTCAGAAGCTCGCATTCTTCATGCTTCCGACGCGGGCGTGGGAGCTACTGGCGGGATCAGTCTGCGCATGGGTGATGCTGAACCGCCCCGGCCTGACCGTCCCGGCGTGGGCCAAATACGTCGCGCTGGCCGTCATCCCCGTCGTCTGCATTGTCGGCCTCGATCCGGTGCATCCGCGCTGGGATGCGGTGATCGTGGTTCTGGCGACGAGCATCCTGTTGCTCGGCAAGGACGGGTGGCTTCCGAACATGGCCCTGACCCGTCCGGTCTGGCACGTCGGCAACTGGTCCTACAGCCTCTACCTGATCCACTGGCCGCTGTTTTCGTTCGCCTTCATCACCTACGGCGAGGCCCCGCCGGTATGGGTTCTGATCGGGCTCGCCGGGTTGGCCGTCGTCCTTGCCTGTCTCCAATGGCGCTACGTCGAAAAGCCCTGTCGCGAGGGCCTGCCGTTCAAACTCAGCGCGCCCGTGGTCCTCGGTGGCGCTGCGATCACCCTCGCCATTTTCGCAGGGGCATGGGTCGGGGCGAAAAGCCCGTCATCCGATCAACTCAAGCCGACACAGGGGCTTGCCCCATCCTGCGACACGGAAGGCCCTCGCTGGATCGACAGGCCCGAATGCCGAACCTCGGATGCCCCTACCGTAGCCCTGTGGGGCGACAGCTACGCCATGCACCTTGTGCCGGGCCTTGAGGGCGTTCCGCTCGTCCAGATGACCAAAAGCGCCTGCGCTCCGGTTGAGGGCGTGGCCCATGTCAGCGCCCGCTATACCGCCTCATGGGCGCGGGAGTGTGTCGCCTTCAACGAAAGCGTCCTGACGGCGATAGAGGCCATGCCGTCAGTCCGGGTGGTGGTGATTAGCTCTCCCTTCGGACAGGTCCTTGTCGACGATGGCCAGCGGCTCCTTGTTGGCGGAAAGCCCGCCCCGTTCAGCGCCGAAGGCCAAGCCGCTCTTGTCCGAGCGGTTGAGCGCATCCGGGCCGCCGGAAAGACGCCAATCGTTATCGGCCCCACGCCCCGCGCCAACTTCGACGCCGGACAGTGCAACGAGCGCCAGATAGAGGGGCTCCCCATCCTTGGCCGAACCGACTGCAACATCGACGGAGCGGACCCCGAAAACGCAGCGGTTCGATCTGCCCTGAGATCGTCCGGGGTCGCCTACCTTTCCCCCGGCTCTGTGCTTTGTACCTCCGGCCAATGCGTGACCCGGATCGGGAATGCGATCCTTTATCAGGACAACGGCCACCTGACGGCTTCCGGGTCACGCATTGTCGTTGATGGGCTGGGGATCATGGACCGCGTCAGGCCTTGAGAATATCCAGCAGCTTGTCGGCCATAGCGCGATAGGAAAACGCCACGTCCGCCCCCGTCCGCGCCGCGCTGGTCACGACCCCGCGCATGACATCCGCACGATGCACCAGGGCCGCGCTCCACGCCGCGTCGCGGGTGTCGGAATGGTGCGCGGCGTCTCGGGCGGACGAATGCACCATTTTGAGAACCGTCAGCGCGGCAGGGGCGTGGGTTGGCTCCATCAGCAGAACCGTGCGTTGCCCCTCGGGCGTGGTCATGCCTGCCGACCTCGCCACTTCGGAAAGCACCATACCCTTGTCGCCCGCGTCTTCGGCCATGGCGGCGAGCCGGGCGGCCTCGGCGGCTTCGTGCCATTCCGCTTCGCTCGGCTCATCCTCGGCCATGCGTCGATCCCATAGAGCCGCGACTGCCGCGACCTCGGGGCACGGCGGGATAAACTCCCGCAGCACCCACAGGATGAACCGACCGCGTACTGGCCCAAGGTCCGAGACGTCCTTGGCGGCGCTACGCAAGGCGCGCTTTCGGCCGCTCGTCTCGGGATGCGCGGTCAGCGCGTTCACCAGAACCGTGAACCACTCGGGTGTGCTTTTTGCCATGTTCAGTCCTTTAGGTCGTGGGGTATACGAACACGCGCATCGTGTTCGTCCACCCGCCCAGAGTGCCAGAGGTGATGTTGCGGGCGTGAATCTCGCCCGCTCCCGCGACTGCGCGCCTGGCGACGTTCCAGCCGGCGACGTTTCCGGCGTCAAAGGTGACGTCTGTGGTTTCGATACGGTCGCCAGCACGCGCGCCGAGGCAGGGAACGCTCAACATGGCCGTTGTGCCAGCAGCGACCGGGCCGGGTGTCCATGACGCGGACGCCTCTAGCGGGCGCTCGAAACTCGCCACGTCGAACAGGTCGACAGACACGCCCGCAATCGTCAGGATCAACCCGCCGAAATCGACGTATTGCTCTCCGGCTGTCGCCGCAATGACCTGAATCCTGCCGCGGAGCGTTCCCCCCGTCGAGCCGATCCTCAAGCTGGTTTCCGCCCGACTTTCGCTCGCTGCCTTGGTGAAGCTCGTTCCGGTGTCGTAGTTCTGGCGCAGCAGCGTGTTTGACCCGTTGGTCAACTCCAACGAGAGGCGCAGCCGCGTATTGGCAGCGCCCTCGTACTTCAGGGCCGTGAGATAGGTGAGTTGCCCCACCAGCTCGCTGCTGAAGGCGCCGCTGCTCGCGATCAGGAAGCTGAACTCCAGAATATCCGTGACTTGCTCACCTGCGTTCAGCTTGAGCCGATACCAGGGATACCCCTTGTATCGGCCGCTGTTGCGCGTGAACGTCGACTTGGTCGGGGCGGCCGAAAACGCCCAGCTCGGCGGGACGTAGTTTCGCCGCCCCAGCCCTGAGTCCGGCGCAGCGTCGTACAAGGCGTCGCTGATCGTGATGTTCCCGAGGCGGGCATCGACCGTGTCTGTCACGGGGCCGATCATTTGGATCCCGATGCCGCCAGTCACATTCTGGCGAAGCTCCAGTTTTCGGGGGTCGCAAACCGCGCGATCGTTGTAGAGCGCAAGCGCCGCGCCGGAGGCGGGGAACACGTTTCCGGTGACCAGCAGGCGGCGGACGTTCCCGGGGTAGATCGCTGCGGCGTGGCCCGAATACAGGCTGGCGATCCCGTTATTCGCGCCGGTCGTCAGTACAGTGGCGACGCCGGTGTTAACGCCGCCCTGCACGGCCCTGACGATGTCTCCGATCATGAAGCCCTGACCGGGGACGGAAACGGACGGGGTTGTGATGATCCCGCCAGTGGTGACCGCACAAGTCCCGCTTGCCCCGGTTCCGGTGCCCGTGACCGCCTCATACGTCACCGCGCCGGCCGTGTAGCCGCCACCGCCGGCACCGGCCAGCCAATAGGCGGGCGTGGCGAACAGGTTGTCGGTGATCGAGCCAACGGTCCCCAGGTTGGCTGACGACTGCGACAAGGTGGTCGTCACAGTCCCCAAGGTGTCGGTGAAATATGGCGCGTGGTTGAAGATCACGGCTGCGTACAGTTGCAGCGTGGTGGGGACCGTAATGGCTACGCCGGCCAGGCCTCCGGTCGGCTGGGTCTCAAAGTAGTTATTGGCCAGCGAGAACCCCACAACGCCCTGCGACCAGATGAATGCCTTGGTATAGGGGCCGGTCGCGCCGACCGTGGCCTGAAACTGGCATCTCCGCACGCCGACCGACGTGCCCGAGTTGATGACCAGCGGCAGGTCACAGGATACGAAGCGCACCGTTTCGATTGTGATATCGTTGTTATTTCCGCCCGGACGGCAAAGCCAAATTCCCGCGTGGCAGTTATCAACCTCCATGTTGGTGAAGGCGTTATCCCACTCGTAAGACGCGGCTCCGGCGATGCTGAAGCTGGAAAGCCTGACCTCGTTGAAGTTGACGTGGGCCAGCTTGGTCGAGAATACGCCGTACTTCATCGGGCGGGCGCTGCTGCCGCCGTAGAGCGTCATCTTCTCGAACCGCATCCCGAACGTGCTGCTCTGGAAGTCGAACATAGAGTCCGGGTAACCAGATCCGTTGTTCATTCCGCGAAGCTGTGTCGAGGCGCCCTGCCCGCGGAAATAAACTTCGCCCGGCTGCTTCAGCAGGGTATCAGCGATGCCATAAAGGCCGTTGCCGAAATCAATCGGATAGACGAACCCGATATAGCTGCGCGATGCCGCATACAGGGCCTGCTGAATGCCGGGCGAACTGTTGAATGGGGTTCCCCCGCTCACGGCGTACGCACGGGCGTCGAACCACTCAGGGATAAGGGCGTCCGTGGAGCCCGACCCCCAGCGAGGGCCAGTGACAAGGTCGAGCGCCCCGACAAAGACCGTCTCGCGGCCGGCCGTGAACGGAGCGTTGAAGGTCTGCACCACGCCCGACGAGGCAAAGCTGAACTTGACCCCGTTGGTGATGACCGTCGCCGCGTGGGTCACGCTGGCGGTGAGGTTCAGGGTTCCGGGCGAGCCGATCAGCGGACGGCCGGCCGCGGCTGCGACGGCGTCAGCCGCGGCCAGGGCCGTGCTGGCGGAAGCAACTCCCGTCATATCGAGCCCGAACGCCGCCATGGAATAGCCCAGCACGCCGGGGATGACGATCAGCTTGACGCCGCCGGCCGTCGTGACGTGCTCGCCAGAGGTGACGACCTCGTATTGGTAGAGGCCTGCGAAGACCTTGGCTCCGACCGGCCCAAGATCGCCCGTGAAGGCGAGCATGATCGGGACGGTCTCGAAGGTCGCCGGGTTCAGCCAATCAATCAGCGTGGCCGTCACGGTGTCGTGCGTATAGATCGCGGTTCCGGCGCCCGGAAGCTGCAGCAGGAAGGGCGACGGAACGCCCGTGAAGGGCGCGACGGGCATGACGGTCAGAAGGCCGCCCGTGGTCGCCGCGAGAGCCGCCGACTGCGCCTGCAACTTGGCCGCCGTGGCGTCGGCCGCCGCCGCCTGAGCGAGCGCCCGATCTGCCGCAGCCAGAACGGCCTGCGCCGTCGCGAGTGCCGTCTGGGCGGTCGCCAGCGCCACCTGCGCGGCGGCCAAGGC